CTGATGGCGTAAACCAGGCCGCGTTGATTCGTGTGCCTGTTCGTTACGGTGATGCCAGTCGCAATGCACAGGTGATCCTGCAGGAGAATTCAAGAAATTCAATGCCAGCCAGTCCCTTGATGACTTTTTATATTTCAAGTCTCAACTATGATCGCCCCAGAATGCAGGACCCATCCTTTGTGAGCAAGATCAATGTGCGTCAACGCACCTATGACACTGCCACAGAAACCTATGAAACCACACAAGGCAATGCTTTCTCAATTGAAAGACTGATGCCTGTGCCCTACAAGATGGGCATCAATCTGGACTTCTGGAGCAGCAACACCAATCAAAAGTTTCAGATGTTTGAACAAATCTCCACCTTGTTCAATCCCAGTCTAGAAATACAAAGCACAGACAACTACATTGACTGGACCAGCCTCACAGTGGTGGAACTGGAAGATATCATATTCACATCAAGAAGCATACCAATGGGTGCAGACAATCCCATTGACATGATGACTTTCAAATTCAACATACCAATCTGGATCAGTTCTCCGGCCAAGGTCAAAAAACTAGGTGTTGTAGAACGTGTGATTGCCAGTATCTACGATGCACAAGGCGACTTGAACAATGCTGTATCTGACAATGACTTGTTGTTGGGCACTAGACAAGTGATCACCCCGTTTAACTGGGCTGTGGTCTTGATTGGCAACAAGGTACAATGTCTGCAACAACTGAGCCTGCCTCAGGAACCAGGCAATGACACGCTGACTCCGCCAGAGATTGTGGCAGACAGTAACCTGTTGTGGGCTGCTGTTATTGGCACCTATGGTGTGTTGCGTCCGGGCATTAGTCAACTTAGATTGCTGCAAGAAGATGGCACAGAAATAATTGGCACAATTGCACAGGATCCCAACGATGATCGTTTTGTGATTTTTGATGTAGACACTGACACAACGCCGCAGAACACACTTGACCCTATTGATGCTGTGATCAACCCCTTGGTGAGTGGACCGCAAGACGGCTTAGATTCTGCCCTAGACGGACAGCGTTACTTGCTGACCGAAGCCACTGGAGATGAAGCTAATGCTACTCCTGCTGTGGCCTGGGTGGGTGCTAACGGTAGACAACTGGTGGCTGAAGCCAACGACATTATTCAGTACTCCAACAACTACTGGCGTGTGGTGTTTAGAGCTGTGGGTGCTGCTGCTGGACAGTATGTTACCAATCTAACCACTGGCATACAGTACGAGTGGAATGGCGCGGCCTGGGTCAAAAGCTATCAGGGTGTTTATCCTGGTGGCACCTGGAGTCTTGTGCTTTGAAAGCCGTGGGTGTTTGGTTCCGTAGTCGGGACACAGGTAGATATCTGTATCTCTTGCGAAATGACATCAAACATCCCGGAGCCTGGGGCCTGCCTGGAGGCAAAATTGAAACTGGTGAAACACTGTTAGGCGGCATGGAGCGTGAGTGCATAGAGGAACTGGGATTCTTTCCCACCTATCTGCGCCTGATGCCTTTGGAAAAGTTTACTTCTGCAGACCAGGCGTTTGAATATCACACCTGGGTGTGCGTGATTGACACCGAATTCACGCCCAGACTCAATCATGAACATCTTGGCTATGCCTGGCTTGACGCCGGCACCTGGCCCAAGCCCATGCACCCAGGACTCTGGAGCACTATCAATCTTGAAGCTGTACAAAGCAAAATCCTGCTGGTCGAGCAGGATCTTGTGACACGTTAGGCCTGACTTTCCTGGAACTGTAGCTGGATCTCTCCAACCGGTGTTGTAGACGTTGACAGTGCAGTGATCTGCACTGCCAAAACCTCTGGTCCATTGGGGAACGTTCCTGTTCCTGGAATAGCACTGGTACCAAGTTGTTTGACCGTGCTCAGATCCAACACACCCGAATTGGTTGTGGAGATTGGGATAGCAAACAGTCTTTCGCCTCCTGCCAATTCACTTGTGATAGCTGTGATGGTCATGGCCAGGTCATTGGTGGTAGTTGACCCACCAATCACGTTGCCCAGGATCTTGATGGTATCGCCCACTGCATATCCGTCACCTGCGGTCTGCACAGTGATCTGTGTGGTGGTGATACTGTATGCTGTGCCTGCACCTGTTAACTGCACGGTGATTTTTGCATTGGCACCAGAACTAGATACGTTAACAGGAGTCAAGTTTGCAAATGTTTTGGCTGTACCAGTTACTACCTTCACACCCGAACGTGTCATACCACCTGTGGTGTTGTACGGAGCACTGGTCAAGCCACCTGTTGCTTCTGTTGTGAATCGAGGCGCAGTTGAGAACTGTGAGAAGCTGGGCTGAAATCCGCCACCTGAGTTGTTGAGTCCTGCCCAGCTGGTGTTGGCCGAGTCAATGTTTGACGGATTAAGAATACCTTCAATCAGATACCGTCCTGCTGTGACCTGAACATTCAGATTGCTGAGTGTTAGCGCAGCACGATTGATCAGTTCACGCACACCCAGATCACCAATGATACCATTGGATACGCTGGGTGCCAGGCGCATAGCAAAGGCCACAGCAGTGGCACCCACTGTGGCTGGTAGACCATAATTGCTTCGGTTAAATGTAAACTGATAGCCTTCGTCACCGTTGAAGTTACCGTCCATAATAACTGCACTACCCCAGTGATTTACCAGGGGCGCACAGGTGTTGGAAATCAAGATCACACCAGTATTGGCAGCATGACCAGCTGCTGCGCTGGATGTGAAGCTGCGACTTTGTCCATCAGTCCACTGAACAAATGTTGCTGCCCGAGTACAACCTGTTAGATCGTTGCCGGCCTTGCCTGAGTACTTGACAATTTCACTTTCAATCATCACAAACACCGGATATGTGACACTGGCACTGGGATAATCAGTTGCATCAACCAGTGTGATTGTTGTGACACTGTTATCAATGGCTGACGCCAGGCCTGTTACTGGAGTCTCGTTGATGGCTTCGTATCGTGCAGGCAAGTTACCTGAACGCATGTATGCTTCGTTGTTCAAGTTGTTGTTGGGTCTGCGATGTGCATGCACAAAGATACCATTTTGTCCGCGCAGCATCCAGATAACAGTACCAGCACCGTACCAGGAGTATTCCAACGCATACATCTGCATCTTGCTGGGAATCAAGGTAAATCCGCTGGCACCTGTGCCATCCAAGGGGTCAATGTTGAAGTCTGCCTGACGCACACGTATTTCGTTGCGAAGAGCCAGTCTCACACGATTTTGATTTGACACGCCGCGGAATGCAGGTACCACGGTCATTCTATTGTTGTCAAGAATGCTGGTAACAGTATGAGTCATGCCTTTGATAACAATCACATCTCCGTTGTTGAGTTGATCCTGGAATCTGCAATTGCCATCGCCGGCCACCAGATTTGACCCTGCGCCCACACTGCACAGACCAGCCAACTGGAATGTGCTGGAACGCTGCACTGCATTTACACTAATACCATTGTTTTCCCAGAACAGGCCGTTTTGATCATCAAAGATACCAGCACGAATACTGGATCCATGCCACGAAGTAATGTTGAGTCTGGGTTGTTGTCCCAGTACAGGCGTTGTACTACCCAGTGTGCCTTGAGCTTCTACTGTGAAGCTGGTATCGCTAACAATGCTGGTCACAATATAACCTGATGCATCATATCCAGAAGTGGTCACTCCTGCAATGGTCACCCCGGCTCCGGCATTGAGACCGTGTTCTGTATCGGTTGTGACTGTGATATTGCTGGCAGCGACTGTGCCATCTGCACTGAGTGCCGTGATGTCATAGGTTGGTGCCAGCACAGTACCTGTGGAGAAAAAGATACCTTTACCAGATTGATAACGAAAGTATTTTTTGGTTTGTCGAACAGCACTTGCACCGCGTGTGGGTGTTCCAGGTCCAATCAACACACCGCCATCAAACGGTCTTGGCAGGAACGCAGCATTGCTACGCACAAACACCAGACCTGCAATAGTGCCCGATACTGCTGCACCAGTCTTGGCTGTGTAGGTGAATGTGGTTGTGCTGGGTACACTGATAATAAAAAAGCTGCCTTCTGCATAGGAAATATTGGTTCCTGCACTGAGATTGACCAGTAGTGGTGTTCCCGGCACAAGTCCGTGTGCGTATGTTGTTGTCACTGTGATTGTGCTGGGATTGGCTCCGTCACTCACAATTGACACCACGTCCAGTTCAGCACCAGTGTAGGGATATGCCTGACGAATAATTGTATCAGTTTGATTTAAGGGATATCCAGCTGCAAGACTTGGCGAGCGTTTGGGATAGTAGAAGAAATTGTTGGCGGTTTCCTGGAATACCAAGCCCACACCTTCGGTGTTGGAGTTGGCTGTGTTTTGTGTGCTTACATAATCATTAGCCACCAGTGGCGTGTCGCTTTGATTCACACCCACTTGTGGAATTGTGTTGGCACCTGTGGCATAGAACATACCAGTCATGCGAATCATTGGAGAGCCTGCTCCTGCGGCTGTTAGTGCTGTGGTGTTGAATTCACCGCGTGTGATTGTTTGGGTACCGTTGACCGCTGCACTGATCACTGTGTGTTGTACTAGCTCAACGTTGGCAGACAGTTTTTGCAGCACTGATCCAGAAACAAAAGTATTGGCTGCTGGAATATTGTACCAGCCGCGGTTGAGTTGAAGTGTGGTTGAATCAGTAACTGATTGTACCTGTGCCACTTCCAGAGTGCTCACAGGATACACAGCATTGCCAATTGTGATGTTGGCGCCTGCACCGTTGGTGTTGTTGGTTTGACGAAGCACAGTAAGAGCATTGGCGCTCACGTTGGTAACTGCCATGACTTCGTACACATTGGCAGTGTCAGTTTGTACAATAATATAGCTGCCGTCAACAATTAAGGGTGCTGCTGCCACATTGGCACAGTTGATAGTGGTTGTTGCTGTGCTGACAATATCAGCCACAGCCAGAGTGGTTCCGCCTGTGGTGGGTCGGCCAATAATCAATACAGTGTCACCGGCTGTGAATCCTGTGGTACTGGCCATGGTAAATGTGCGTTCAGCTGAGCTGTTGACATTGGCTGTGATGTAGTTTGATGTAAACGGTGTAACGTTGCCTTGCGTTTGACTCACAATCAGGGCAAAGTCTGTGGCCACCCAGGCAGGTGTGCCAGGATTTTCCAGCTTGACAGATGTGTCAACATTGCTGGTGATTACATCATCGCCGGCCAGCAAGCTCACATAACCGTTGGTGTTGAACACAATGTCTGTGCCAACATCTTCGTAGAAAGTGGGAATGTTGTTGACTGTGGATACATTTTCCCATTTGGTCTGTTGAAGACCATATTCAAAGTCAGCGTCAATTAAACTTTCTGGATTGCTCACACGCTCGCGACCAATGGCATCCATGCCAAATCCCCAGGGCTGCACACTCAAGTTTCGATCTTCAACATAGATTGCCAGCTTGTCATTGGCACTCAGTGTCGCTGTGTTCACATCCAGAGTTATTGTGGTCACTCCAGCATATGCTGTGGGGAATGTGGCGGTGACGCCCGCAGCCCAGGTGATTGTGCCGCCTAGTGTGGTATCTGCAAAGTTGTAGATATTGACATTGGTTGTGGTATCATAGATGGCCAGGATGTCAGCCAAGTTGTAGCGATCAGGTACCTTGACAGTACCTAGGCCAGCTGTGCCTGGTGCGAATGCATACTCATATAAACGTGTTCTTGCCATCTCTTAAACTCCAAAAATAATTTGACCTGCTGTCAATCGGGCCTGTGTGTCTTGACCAAACTTGTCGTAACTGATTGCACCATTTGCAATCTTGCTGTTGGTCACTGTGGCATCGCTAGGTGTGCCAGTATATAGCGTATCTCCAAATATCAACGCAAAGAAAGGTGTGTTCAGCGC